TCAGTCTTCTTTGCCGTCGAGCAGGCTCTCTCTGAAGTCGTCGCTGATAACGGCAAGGTTATCGATATGCATCTTCCCGTTCTTGAATTTGAGTGTGAGCGAATCGGAGTTTCGCTTCATCGAGACAAAATCGGAAATATTAAAGCGCTTCTTTTTGCCGAACATGGTAGAATAGATATATATCCCCTCGCCCGCAGACACGACCTTTTGATCGAGCTGGCAGAGCATCGCCGCGGCACCGAAAAGCATACAGCCAAAACCCGGAATCGCAACGAAGAACTTTACGACAGCGAGCATTGCGATGCAGACGGCAGCGCCGGCAATATAGACAGCCATGCCGAAGAAGAAAAGCCATCTTGGAATATGTACGGCATATTTTGCATCACCGGGATCGCGCACTATACGGACGATAAAATATATCAGCAGAGCCGCAGAAACGACAGCGGCGACAAAAGCATAAATCATTCCGACTCTCCTTAAAAGATATTGAGATTCCTGAGCACGAATATCATAGAGATGACCCATGCCGCATCGACAACATATGAAATTATCGTCAGAACTTTCGATGACTTAGCACCGACCGCGATACCTACGACTCGGAGCACGAAGAACAATATTATCGCCACGGCACTCGCTATCAAAAATCCGAGCATCACCGACGCGCTGACAAAATTCGGCTTTGCGGCGTTGATTATCTGAACAATAAAAAATGCGACTGCGCCGACTATATCAACAATAGCGGATATATTTGTTATTTTTGGCAGAACTTTGTTTTTCATATTTACGAGACCCGAAGTCTCCCTCACTCCTTTGAATCGATTACGGGAAAATTCTATCACATAAATGCGATTTAATCAACAGCGGACAGAAAAAAGCGGCGAAATTTACCGCCGCGCATGGTTAGCATACATTAATTATATTTAACTATATTCGCCTGTATCGGCTCTCCCCTGCCGAACGAGGCGGCATTTTCAAACGTTGTTTCGCTTATCGACTCAAGCGCCTCGCGGGTCAGAAAGCCCTGGTGCGAGGTGATTATAACATTCGGGAACGACAGAAGTCGCGCCGTGACGGAGGTTTCGAGTATATCATCCTCGCGGTTTTCAAAAACGTTGTGTGTCTCCTCCTCGTACACATCGAGCCCGACGCCCATAAATTTATGCTGTCTTATACCTTTTATAAGATCGGGCGTGCTTATCAGCGCGCCGCGCGAAGTGTTGACGAGGATAACGCCGTCCTTCATCCGCTCTATTGCGTCGATATTTATCATATGATAGGTCTCCTCGGTCAGCGGGCAATGGAGAGATATCAGATCGCTTTCGCCGAGAAGTTCATCGAGTTCGACATATCGAACGAAGTCGAGCGACGGGTTCCGATACTTATCATAGGCGATAACATTCATCCCGAGTCCGCGGCAGGCGCGCGCAAACGACGCGCCTATCTTTCCCGTGCCGACAACTCCTGCCGTCTTTCCGCAGAAGTTGACCCCGGTCAGTCCCATGAGGCTGAAATTGTTCTCGCGCACTTTTATATAAGCCTTGTGTATGCGGCGATTGACGGCGAACGCGAGCGCGAGGGCGTGCTCGGCTATTGCCTCGGGCGAATACCCCGGCACGCGCATAACGGAGATGCCGTGCTCCTGCGCCGCCGGAAGATCGACATTGTTATACCCGGCGCAGCGCATGAGAATGAGCCTGACCCCGTTCTCGGCGAGGATATCCACGACCCGCCTGCCGACATCGGACGCGACGAACAGGCACACGGCGTCATAGCCTTTCGAGAGCGGCGCGGTGCGATAAGAGATATCCGTCTTGAGATAGTCTATTTCAATGTCGGAATATTTGCCTGCAAGCTTTTCGAACGCCTCGCGGTCATACGGCTTTGTATCATAAAAAAGTATCTTCATAGAATGCGCCTCCGGCAGTTTTCTCTGAATAGTATCTGCCGGGCGGGAATGAATATTCGGGTTAAATAAGCACAATTTATCATAAAAAGTGAAAACAATGGGAAGAAAATACAAAAAAGGCTTGACTTTTTCGAGCAAATATTATATGATAATCAAGCTGATTTGCGGATACAGCTTCCGCACAGCGAAAAGGATATGATCCATTAGCTCAGTCGGTAGAGCACTTGACTTTTAATCAAGGTGTCCGGAGTTCGAATCTCCGATGGATCACCAAAATAAAAATCTCGAAACCGTTGATATATAACAGTTTCGGGATTTTTAGTTTGTTCGGGGGCAGAGTCCTGTATTTTTCTCATGTGTCCTCAAAACAGCTGATTTTTCAACGGTTGGGAACAAATTGTGAACACTTTTTTCTTGCAATTATAAAGAATCGTGCTATAATGCAATAAAGAGCCTCCGGCTCTATATCCTATTTCTTCTTGTGGCTCTCGGTCAGACCGAGGGCTGCGTGCTTTATAAAGCAGAAAACCGGGCAGAGGAAAATCCCCTGCCCGGCTTTTTTAGTCCTAAGTTAGTCGCAAGTTGTAAGCAAGTTGGTTTCAAAACGCACGCAAAACGCACGCAAAACGCACGCAAAACGCACGCAAAACACACGCAAAACACACGCAAAACGCACACAAAACGCACGCAAGTTACCAGCAAGTTACCAGCAAGTTAAATCATGCCGAGAAGCTTGAGCACCGCCACGATGATGCCCGCACCGTAAAGCCCGAGCATATTAAGCAGATTAAAAATGATAGCTGTTATCATCACTCCGCCTCCTCGTCTGTGCCCGGGTCTTCTATCGCCGAGCCCTGCTCGTGGAGATACTTGTCTGCGGTCTGTGCCGCCTCAGTAAAGCTGTTATTTTTCCAATAAGCGGAGATACCGACGAGCACCGAGAACACGACGCTGACGACGGTGTAAATCTCGTTGTAGTCAGCGGGAATAGGTGCTTTGCCAGCTGCCGAAAGCGCCATGTTGACGAGCGAGATAATCAGCAGGATGCCGCGCACCCATGTGCCGACCTTGACGTTGCCGATGTTTGCAAGAATGTCCTTAATTTTTGCCATTTTGATAGCCTCCTAAAATATGTTGTCTATGCCCTGCGCAGCGAGAAAATCCCGCTGTTCGTGCTTAATTTTTGCGGCGTAGTTAAGTGCCGCGTGCATATCGCCGTTGCAGTGCGCGTCCGGTATGCGTTGTACGGCGCGGGCGGTCGCTTCGCTTACGGCAAGAGCGGCGTTTGTACTTGCAAGTAAGTTCTTTTCAAAAATTTTCCGCGAGTTCTCCTGCTTCGTGCGCTCCGCTTCAAGCTTCGCTTCTTCTTCCTTTCGGGCGGTTTCACGCTTCACGATGCTTCGCTCCAAAAGCCACACAAAAAAGCCGACAATGGCGACGGTCACCGCAGACGGTATTCCGCATATCGCGGCGATTTCTCCCACGGTCATCCGACTACCTCCAGATATTTGACGGCAACCCAGCTCGCAATGTCCGTCAGGAGTGCTTCCCGAACTCCGCCGTTTACCTGTATTTTCCCGACGGTGTGAGTCCTTGTCCGCTGAGTGTTCGGGACTATCGAACCGCGTGCCGCCGTGAGTCCGCCGTAGGTCGCGCCGTGCTTTATTTTGACCTTGCTGCCGACCGAGACGGTCTTTGCAGACGACTGCAAAACAGTAAGGTCGGCGGTATAGACCCAGCTGTTTATCTCCTTGAGCAGTGCTCGGCTTCCGCTGACGGTCTTGACCGTGTGCTTTTTAAGCTTAACCCACATCGGTATTCTCTGCCCGGTGGCGTACTTGCTGCCTTTTGTCTTGACGATATCGCCCGCTCTGACGGTTGCCGTTGCAGGCTTGTCCTCGCTCGGCTTGACTGCCGGAGCGGACTTTTTCTTTATGCCGTAAAAATTGGCAATGGCAGATACGATAGCCTCTGCGCACTGTCTCTGTCCTGCGGCGGTCTCGACGTGCTTTCTGTCACTCGCGGTGTCAATAAATACGGTCTCGATAAGCAGAGATTCACATTTACAGGAACGGACAAAACCGAAGTAGTCCGTGCCGTTTGCAGGATTGATTTTGACTTTCGCCCCTCTGTCGCGAATGCCGAAAGTGTTAGCTATGCTCTTGCTGATTGCTCCGGCGAGCTTCTTGCCCGTTGCGCTCTTGTGCTTATAGTAGACCTCCGAGCCTGTGCCGCCTGCGGCGTTAAGGTGGATTTCTATCGTCAAATCATAGCCGTGCTTGTTGACGTGAGCTATTCTTTCGGTGAGATAGAGCGTTGCGTCATAGTTGATAACGTCGGCTGTGCAGGCGTAGCCTTTAAAAATCTCGCCGATGTATTTGCCTATCTCTCGACCGATTTTAAACTCCTGATAGTTCCCACCGAGGGCGCCGCTGTCATAGCCGCCTTTTGCTGATTTTCCGTGACCTATCGATATGCAGATATTCATTTTTTAACCTCCTCGAAATAAATTCCGACTAACTGTGACGGTACATAGTGCAGTATAGTACCTTGACCGCCGCTGTCGTCTCTTGTGCATCTGTAAATTTTGCCGCCGTCGAGATAGTACTTGTCCTTGAAATACCGCATACCGGCAGCGGCGGTTATCGGATTCTCTATAGTGCCGTCCTCGCCGACCGTGATAGGCTCCCAGTGCGCGGGAGTCGTGCTCGGACGCCATGTGGGATTGGCGGATATCGCGTTGTAGCAGCGATAGAGCTTACCGCCGTCGCGCACCCTGTCGCCGATAGAATAATCTTTTTCGCCGCTCCACGGTTCAAATAGGCTGATACTTGTCAGAGCTTCGGCGTTTGTCAGCTTCGCGGCGGCTCTTGTTATCATCTCGCGGAAGCGTTTTGCCTGCGTCCGTGTCATATATCCGCACCCCCTGTGATAATATCCAGCGCCTCGTCAGCCGATATGTCCTCGGGCGGCTCGGCGGCCGTCCAGATTTGCTTTATCTCGGATTCAGTCTCCGTCCACGACTCGGTGTAATACCCGCCGTCGGACGGATATTCCGCCGTGATTATCGGCTTGTATCCGTACTGCAAAATCAAATTGGGGTCAGTAGTAAAAACATCGCCATTTTCTGTTCTTATCGGTCTCGGCGCACCGTGCAGAGCACCGCCGATCAGTTTTCCGTATATCATATTTTCACCCCCATGTGAAGCTGCCCGCGCCCTGATTATAGAGCGCCGTTTTGCCTATAATATCATAAAGGCACGGCACACCGTTTGCATCGAGACACGGGACAAGCTGCTGTGCATCGCCGTCGGTGTAGCCATATAACCGCATAACAGTCTTATTGCCCGACCAGTTGTTGTTGCCGACGTCAAATATCAGTCCGTTTGTCGGCGTCTCGAAGTCGGCGACATCGCTCCAAGATTTTTTTAAAATATCATTGACCCACACGCCGGCTTTGTTTATTTGGATTTTTGTTCGTCCCAATGATGAAGTCGTCCTAAAACGGTGCTTTTGATATTCGGAAAAATCGACGGCGAAAGCGTTCGGTTGCGTGGATTGAAACAGCGTAAGATTATTTTTCAACGCACTCTGGCGCGACCCGAATATGCCCGCGTTCCTGTTTATTTCACCGACTATGCTGAAATCTATGGTGATATCAGAATCCTGCGTCAACTTGCGCCCGGTGTCGATATACTGGCTGCCCGAGGACTGCAAAAAGCTCACGGGAGTGAAGTCATCCGGCAGACCTTCGATATGCCGCGCGGCACGAGAAAAGAATTTTCTTCGTCCTATCAAGTGCCCTCACCGACCTTCTGCGCCGCCAAAATTTTGTCTTTGAAGCTCAGCTCCCATGTTTCGCCGTTGTGAAAATCCGGCGCAGTGCCGATATATCCGGTGCCCGCAGGCAGAGTGACCGTTATATCGCCGCTCGCCGCAAAGTCCAGACGCATCCAAGATTCGAAATCACCTACCGGATAGCTTAGCTTTAAGGTCGTGACATCTGTAAGACGGTACTCGGTATTGTCAGCAAGGGTTATATATGGACCCTCAGAGATTTTTTGAGCGATTATGGGTTTGTTATTATAATAAAGAACTCCATTAGAGTCGGAAAGACCATCAAGTACGGACTTATTACTATGCTCGTGGGCTTTCTCAACCGCAGGATAAACCGTACTGTTAAGAATTGTCTGCAAACTTGACGATTGTGCAGAGCTGTCGGCAGATATCTTGGCTTTAATGCTGTCTGCTTCAAGCGGTTCCACATAGCTATCCCACGTATCTGTGTTATCGACATATACATTAAAGACTGCGTTGGCAAAAACTAAAAACTCATAATCAGTTTCTGTGGCATTCACGAGAGGAATTAAAAATGTGTTATTCTCATTAGTAACCGTGAAAGCAACCAAAACTTGCTTACCCGCTTTATAAGCTGCATCTATTTGCTCGTAGGTCTTGTCGTGGGAAGTAATTGTATATCCATCTGCTCCGCTTTGTGCCTGCGCATTAACAATAAAAAGTTCTGACCCTGTTGAACCTCCGCCACCTATAACCTTGCCATCGTATAGCAACGTGCCGGTATCATCGGCGGTCAACAGGTCAATGACCGACTTGTTGGCGTGCGAATGCCTGGCAGCGGTGTTAAGAGTTATTTCGACGGCAAGGCTATGACTCAACCGCTCTGTGCCGTCCGGGATTGACACCTTTGCAGAGCCTGTTATCATAGGCGCATAGCCGACTATCTCGCCCTCCGCAAAGGCGACAAGCTGCGCTGCCATGTTGCCCGGCTCCGGCACGATATCGCTTGTGATTTTGACCGTCACATAGCCGTCCGCAGGTGTCAACAACTCGGTTTGCAAATACTCGCCGACCGTCGACTCAAAATAGACTCTGTAGCTGCCCGCTCCCTCGAGCTCTTCGGGCACCGGCAAGGCAAGCACGGTAAAGTTATTTTCCGCGCGATAGCCTACGTCGTAGCCACGCGGGCGGGCATAATCAACCGTTATCGTTCTCGTCTGCATCTTCCTTTACCTCCTCTTTCGCGGGCTCTGCAGCCTGTTTTTTGCAGTCTGTAAGCATTTCGGATAAAAGGTCAAGCTTGCCGATAATCTTCGCGATTTCGACCTTGTTGACCTCGATTTGCTGCATAAGCTGCGCGTTGTGCTTCTGCAAGGCGTCGCCCTGCGCTTTGACCTCTGCGATTTTCTTTTCGATTTCTGCTTTTGTCATTTTTTCACCGCCTATTCGTCTGCAAATTTCAAGCGTCTGCCATTAAAATACAAAAAGTCGCCATTTGCCGTAAGTGTCCTACTGTATGTCGTGTCGTCCTGATTGCTTGTCTGAAATGTTAGACGCATAATATTGTCAGCCTCTGTCCACGCATAAAGCCCAGCCCAGAGCTTGCCGGAGGTCTCGCCCCTTATTTCAAAACCCGCTCCCGGTGTCTTTTCGGCGTTCATTTTTGCAATACCAACGCCAAGTTTAAAATTTGTTCCGCCGACGGTTCTGTGGTGTATCAGGCTTTCAAACTGGTCATTTTTTGCCTCATTCGTCTCGACACATTGTCTGATTCTCGTTCTGCTTTTTTCGATAATCGCGAAATCAGTGTCCCAGTTGTACGCCAAACCGCCGACGGCAGGCTTCGCCGCAGATGCGTTGGCGGTTGACGTGCCAAACCTAAAGCCCTTCGAGGACTGCTCGCCGAGTTTAAACTCCGGCGCGGCTATAGTCGCATACCAGTCGCCGCCGAGTGCGGTTTCAAACAACATCGAGCTGCCAAAGGTCAGATATTTCTCCCCTGTTCCGGTTCCCGTGCCTGCGCCTTGATATAGGTCAAGCACGCCGCCTGACAAGTCGGCTTTATAGCCGTCGTTGTTTAAGACGGACAACTGCCCGTCGTCAAGGTTTATGTCGCCGCCGGTGATGTTGATGTCGGAAGCTTCGATGTGACCGGTGTCCAAGTTAAAAGAAAACTTCCCAGTCGGCGACGAGAGGATGTCCGTTGTGATATAACTCGCGGAAATCTTGTTTGCGGCAATGCTTCGGATAACCGCGTCACCGTCTTTTGATACACCGTACTCCCAGTTCGGGGATCCGTTGTTCCAACCGTTATTAGTCCAGGCATACCCACCGGCGTTGCGGCAGTAGATAGTGTTGCTCCCCTCGAGCGTAGGCTTGTCGTGGTAATAAGTAATTACCGCGCCGCTGCTGTCTGCTTTCCGCGTGACATATAAGCCCATACTATTCGCGATGGTCTCGTTCAGCGCGAGTGTTGCCTGTTCGTAGTCGTTGATTTGCGCCGCCTGTTGAGCGCGGGTCTGCTCGAGTATCGCCTGCTGCTTCGGTGTAAACGCGCCCATTGTGGCATATCCCGACTGCGTTGCCGTTTCGCCCTTGCCCTCGAGCTTCGTGCAGCGGTTTTGTGACTGCCACTTGACATTTGTCAGCACGACCTTTTTCGTCCCCTGAGCCGTCTCAAAGTTCATCACATCGAGCGGTCTGAGGTGCGGGAAAGAGTGTGTAGTGCAGGACATCGGAGTGTATGTAAGACTGCACCGTGCGGTTTTAAGCTCCGTTGCCAGTGTGCTGAGATTCATATCACTCTGCGCAAGAAGATTGCCCTCAATGTTAAAGGCATAGTCCTTTGTGCCTGCGAGGTATTCAGTCTTGTTCTCGTCGTTTCCGACGATGCGTACACCGGAAAACACGATGCTGTTTTCGGCGAAATCGGTATTGCCGGAAGTAAAACGATCTGAAGCTTTTATAACCGTGTGTTTGGCGTTTGTCGCATACCACCCGCCTGTCAGCTTGCCGTCATAGTCGATATACAGGCTCACGCCCATTAGCTCCGCAGCCCAAACAAGCACCTGACGATAGGTCAGGTTGTCCGCCTCCGGGCGTTTCGGTATTGATACACCCCGATGCAAAGTGTTCGTCGGAAGCTTCTGCGACACCCCGCACTTTGTGCAGGCATCGGCGACTATCTGATACAGTGTTGCAGGATAGACAAGCTCAGTATCATAGGCTCGGTTAAACTTCGCCATGCGGTCATAAGCCGTTATTTTGATGCTCCGGAGCTTGCGCGGAGGGCTGTCCACCGTGTAATAGCCGATAGGCACTGTCTCCGTTGTCGAGCCCGTTGAAAAGCTTGTAGTGACATACAGCTGTGCGCCCTCGAACACCTTGTCGTCAAACGCGCCGTCGGTATTCTCAAGAGTAAAACTCAGCTCTGACATACACGCTGAGCCCAAATCAAGCTTGCTGCCCGTGACGCTCGACCAGTCCACCGTTACCGCGCCGATGATGTCCTTGTCGGTGATATTAAATGCCGTGCCCTTGGTAGGCGTACAGAGGATATTGACGGACTGCACTACATCCTCTCGCAGAGCCGCAAGCCCGGCAGAAGTTATTGGATACATGACATCACCCCTTTCGCGCCACGATTTTAAAGGTCACATTGTCAACAACATTCAGACTGCTGTTGTACAGCGGCGCACTTCTGTTGCCTACATAAAACTCTTTTGTCACATATCCGCCTTCGAGCATATTTAAGTACTTGACCGTTATATACTCCGGGTTGAACATTTTCAGGATCTTGCTCGCGTTCGCTATGGACAGCCCGGAAAACTTAAGCGTTACCGCGTCGGTCTGCCCTATACGTTTTTTATGCATGACGACATCTTCGGTACGCCCTGCGTCGCTAGCCGAAGCGTCCTCAAGCTCCCATTTATATCCGTCCTCCGAGTCCGGATATACCGGCATAGTTACGCCGTCCACGGTAGCTATCGGATTGTCGCCGGGATTAAAAGCGGTTGCCACTGCTGTTCCACCTTCTTTCTTGACATAAAAAATAAAACATGATAAATTAAAAAGAAAAAGGAGAAAAATAATATGGATAATGTTCTTTTTGGACTTGGCTTTTTATCTTTGGCGGGTGTAATCGCCTTTTTAGTAATTGCAGTTGTGCGGATCTTCAAGAAGAAACCCCGCAAGAATTTTGTCATTGCAGCTTTGATTTGCTTTGTTGCATCTAATGTGTTCATTTTTTGTGGAGCACAAACCAACTACAATAACATGACCCCCGAAGAAAGATCTGAATATGATTCAAAGCTTGCCGCCGAATCACAACTTAAAGAAGAAAAGAAAGCAAGCAAAGATAAAAGCAAGGACAAAAACAAGACGAGCGAGCCGCCAATGACAGAAGCCGCTACGTCACAGAATATTGGCGATGTCTCAGTCCAAGCACTTAAGCTCTACGCTGACCTCTCGGATGAACAGGCTCAAAAAGTTATAAATGACTTTAAAAAAGTGGGAATTTCCACTCCGATTTACTTTGAATCATTATCATCAAACTCGACAGATAAAAGCTTTAAGTTTTCGAACGATAAGATATCCGGAACGCTTGTCGTTTCCAATGGAAAGACGAGTTACATTTCGAGCGGCGGAGTCGAACTGTTTAACTCCAAAAAAGGCGGAGCCCTCGCAAACATTGAAGATTACTATCTCAGCTCTTACGAGTCAAATTATTACAAGGGCATGGCAGAACAACATGTTAAGCAATACCTCAAGACCCCATCAGCCGCGTCGTTCCCCGACCTCACGGATACAAGCGCATGGATTGTATCGCGCTATAAAGACACCGTTACGGTCAACGCATGGGTTGACTCACAAAACTCCTATGGTGCACTGTTGCGCAGCGATTTTGTAATTCAAATGTCCTACGCTTCACAGGGAACAAGTCTTACATATGCGGAAATTGAAGATAAAGTTCTCTACGGCTCCTTTGTTTCATATTGAAAGCAGCCCCTCTAAAAGGGGCTGCTTTTTATATGTCGCATGGAATAACTGTTCTTCCGCTCTTTTGATTATATCTCTGAACAGCGGTTACTATAGCCTCTCCTTTTATCGTACCGTCGGGAAGCACGACCTGTATATGCCAGTCGCCGCCATCACTGCCGCGGCTTTCTTCCTTGACGACCTTTCGCAGCAAGCTCTCCGGCGTTTCGATATTCGTGCCGTTTTTCTGGTCGCCGAGCATCGCAATAAACTCTCTGTTCGGTGGAATTACCGCACCTGTTGCAAGCTTTGGAATTTGAGGTATCGATATATCGCGCAGATCAGCAAATGGCGACAAGCCGAGTATATTTGCATTTCTCAGCTTATCGATTGATTTGTTTATGGCATTAAACGGTATTGCAACAACTTTGTTTATACCTCCGATTATTGCATTAACAACAGCTTTAAATGCTGCAGTTATGCCCTCTTTAATGCCGTCAAAAATTTTTCCGCCTACACTGAAAACATTTTTGACTGCTGTCCACGCTTGTGTAAACTTATCCTTAAACCAAGTTACAACAGGTGAAAAAGCCGTTTTAACACCCTCCCAGGCGTCCTTTGCCTTTGATTTCAAGCTTTCCCACATTCCGCCGAAGAAGTTGGAAACCGGGTCAATTACGGTTTCCTTAAACCATGATCCCGCTATGTTCCAAGCAGCTTTTACAATTTCCCAACAACCCTTTGCTATAACGCTGATATCGTAGAAAACATCGTCGAACGTCTGTTTTACGCTACCAAACAAAGTTCCAAACCATTCAGTAGCGGGAGAAAAGACGTCTTTGATTTTATCCCATGTTTTTGAAAACGTTTCTTTTATCGGTTCGGAAACATTACTTTTAAACCATTCACCCAAAGACGACCATTTTTCTTTTATCCAGTCATACGCCTTTTTAGCAGCTGCTTTCACTTCGTCCCAATAGACTATCAGTAAAACCACCGCCGCAATTGCCACGGCTACCGCAGCAACCACAGCAACACCTACGGCAGTCGCAGCTCCGGCACTTGCGCCAAGCGCAGTACCTAATGCAGTAAAAACACCTTTGATGCTCGCGCCTATTGTAGACAGCTTGCTCACGAACTTTAAAGACTTAAAAGCGGAAACAATTCCCCCGAGGTCTTTTATCTTTTTGAAAAGCTTGGCACCTTCAAAAATAAGTAGGAACGAACCTATTGCAGTACCGGCTCCGATAAACGCCGGTTCCCATTTTTCAAGCTCTTCTCTGACCTTCTTGAATTTCTGCTTCAGCTCCTCTGCGCGCTCTGCAAGCTTCGGGTCAATAACACTGTCAGCGTTGGAAAATGGGCTCTTAAAATTGTTTCCTCCGCTCGATACCGTTGTGCTGCTTCCGCCGCCGTTGCCGCTATCAGATCCGGTGTCCGGCGTTCCGAGACGATTGATTTCATCGATGCCGAGCAAAGCGTTTTTATAATCCTTCGCCTTTTTCGCCGCACTGCCGAGTTTTGTGGACACTTGCTGTGTACTGTTGGCGAGCTTGGAGGTATTTGACGATGTCCGGCTCGTTGCACTTGACGTGCCAAACAATATGGCCATGACTTGCCCGGCTTTTTCGGCGAGGGCGGTCAATCTTTCAAGCAACGCCGTGACATGCGGAATACACTGCTGCAAAGCCGGCGCAAACATCGACCCGAGCGCGCTTGACAACATTTTTGTCTGAGCTTTCAAAGCAGCCTGCGCTCCTGCGAGGGTGTTCGCATATTTCGCGGCATCTCCGGTTTGGAATGCCGTCTCCCGCATGATGCCCTGTGTCGTAGCTATGCGCTTTTCTGCGTCGGTCAGCGTTGCTGCAGTCTTGCCTATCGATGCCGCGTATTCGTCCCATATAACGGACAGGTTTTTTGTAACGCCGGCGTTGTCGACAAGAATGCTGTTTTCGTTTTTGATACCTTCGGCTGCGCTCTTGATGGCTTCGCCCATCGTCATACTGCCCTGACGGTTAAATGCCGCCGAGTCTTTCAGGTTGGTCAGTATGGACTGTGTCTGCTCGTCGGAATACCCTGCCGCCGCGAGGCGCTTATACGCGGTGTAAGCGTCCATCATCGGTATAAGACCGTCTTTAGTGTACGATTTGAGCCACGCTTTCGCGGCGTTCAGGTCTTTTCCCTGCGCAGTTAATATGCTCGACAAGCCCATTTGCGCGGCTTCGTTTTCCGCGTATGCGTCCGTCAGCTTCTTGACTTCGCTTACTACTTCCCGTATGACCGCAACGGCAGCGGTAGTTTTTATGCCTGTAAAAAGCTTTCCGACACCCGCTCCCGTGCGCGTTGCCTGCTGTTCAAGCGACCCCAGCCTCTTGTTCGCCTTATCAATCTTGGCGTTAAAGTCCTTGGTGTTTGCTGTAATCAGCACTTGCAGTTCTTCAACTGTCATTTTTCCTCACCTGCCCTGTGCCTTGCGGCGTTCTTTGATTTGGCATAAGCGGACATCCGAGCTTTGATTACCATCCACCCGGTTTGCTGCATGCCGAAAGCTGACGGGAACGCCTTTTCAAGCGTAGGATACTTTTTCGGGTCGTTAAACGCGAAAGAATCAAGCTGCCCGAGATTCCATATCAGCTGTAACTGCCATTTACGCCGCTCATTTTCTGCCTTTTGCCTTGCGGATATAAGGTCCTCAACCTCTCCGGCCGACATGCTCCAGAATTCGTCCGGGGTTATCCCGACCGCAAAAGCGCGAGGTTTGAGATCCGCGACCCACTCGGTCGCCGAGGAGAAGATTACTCTATCTCCTGCTCCTCCCGCTCCATGTCCGCTATCTGTTCCGGTGTAAAAAAACCGGACACCTTCATAATGCCGAGGAATGTGTCCGCTCTGTCCTCGAGGGTAAAGCCCTCGGCTTCAAGCGCATCGATGAGCTCATATGTCTTGGGGAGCGTCATATTCGCCTGGTATTTCTGCAGCGCGCCCCAGAGGGTCACTGCAAAGACCTTGGTGTATGCCAGCTTGTCAAGAGCTTCAAGCAGGCTGCAGCCTATACGGTCTTCCACTTCGATTTTTGTCGCCGTCGTGAGCTTGAGCTTGTACTCCTTCTCGCCGGCGGTCAATCTATAAAAAGGTGCATTACACGCAGTAAGCATAGTTGTTGTCTCCTTATTTTAAATTTTCGGCGGAGTTTCCCCCGCCGATGTGTTCTTTAGCCGCCGGACGAGGTATATTCCTCTATATCCGACGATGGAGTGATTTTTGCAGTAAAGGTCAGCGCCTCTGCGACGCCCTTTCCAGGCATCGAAAGTGACACTCTGCCTGTCCATGTGAAACCGGAACCGTCCGGGAACAGCAGAATAAAGGTCTTGTCTGCATCCTTAGCTCCCTTGAGGGTCGCCCAGTTCGTGCCGGTCTTCATACCCTCATAGCCGAAAGTAAACGCCATATCCCCGGGGTCGGAAAGCCCGGGCTTATACTTTCTCTGCGTGTCCTTCATCGTGGTCACGTCGATTTTGTCCGATTCGCCGAGCATATCGGGAAAATCAAGCAGACCGGGAACTTCAGCTGCCGCTTCTGCGCTCGCGCCCATTTTCAGAATCACGCCTATAGAAGTCTGATAATCTTCCATTTGTACTTACCTCCTTATTAACTGCGGTAAAACCGCTTCGTGTTGTTGTCGTAGACTCCGTTATAAAGAAGGACGGTGCGGTATAACACCGTACCGTCCTCCTGTTCGTCCTCAAGGTGGTTAGGACTGCCGCGAAGCAGACCGAGGCGGAGCATTGCATCGTCGACTTGCCTCTCGACCTCGTTTCTGCCCTCCGGCGTCGCCATCCACACCTGGATCTGCACGGCGATCCGGGAAAAATGATCCGGACGCGAAGAGGATGGCATTTTAACGGAGTTATCCATCTGCTTTATCAAACCGTGCCGTTCAAAACTCTGCGGATATTCCGCAGACCATTTCACACCCGGTACGGCGAGTGAAAGCACATCATAAGTCACCTGTTCGATATCAACCATTTTTCTGACCGCCTTTACGATTTATTTCCTGCTGTATCGCGCGCTTATAGCACTCGAGTATTGCCTCGCGATTGTTTATAAGCGCAGGATAGAGATACGGCTGCGCCTTTTGTCCGCTTATCATTCGCCAGCCGACACCAGGGATTTTGCCGCGCCACTTGTCCGCCTTGTAATGGATCCCGCCCGGGAGCTCATAAGTATATGTGCCGTTACCTTTAGGACCCGTACCGAATTCCACATAGGCGGCGTATTCAACATTGGTCAATACGCTGCCGATATGCTTGCTACCCTCGCGCTTGTAGTCGGTATGCAGCGACGCGCGCAAGTTGCCGTTATCTACTGGACACAACTCTTTTGCGCTGTTGTTGACTATTCGCGCCGCCTCGCGCGTGCCGTTTGAAATAGCGGTATCAGTGCCGCCGAGCTTTGCGAGCTTTTTAGCCAGCTCGCCGAGACCCTTAATTTCAATGCTCATCGGCTCACCGCCTTGCAAAGATACAGCGTGTGGCTGTCGTGCGGCTGGATCTCGGTGATTCGGTAATAAGCGCCACCGTATTTCACATAGTCGCCCTTCTCGACAGCGAGCGTATCGGTTGTTGAAAAGGTGGCGTCTTTGTTGCACTGCAGCCCCCATTCCTGCGCCTGCATAGCATCGGTAACAAGCCGGAAGTTGACAGTAAAAGAGCCCGCAGGCGTTTCTGCGGGCTTCACTGTTTCACTGCCGAGCGTTCCTGTCTGTTTGACGGCTTTATAATGCTCGACTGTTTTGTCCTGGAATACGGCGCGCTGTGCGCGTCTGAAGGCGTCGGGGATCTTCACCAGAAAAGCCTCCTCCACTCGTTGAGCATCACCTTTTCGCTGTCGCTCAGTTCCGCCGTTGTGGCGAGGTCTGAGTCGCTGTGCTTAAAGCTCACGCTTTGGTCGCCGTCCGTTATGCTCGCGACGGTCTGCGCCGCATCGGTAGAGCCCGGCTGCTGCGTGCGGTAACGCTGCGCGGCTATCTCTGCCACAAGCAGATCAAGACCGGGGACAAGCTCATGCCGCTTGGTATATCGCAATACCTTGGACTCGACGCTATCCAGCAGATACCGGGCAGCCGGCAGCGACATTTCCTTACCCAACATCACGCGCATCCGGGCTATGAGGTCGGCCTTGTTCTGCTCCGTCATATCAGCCCACCAGCCTTGCGGTCATGTCGCTGTCAAGGGTCTTGACGCCGTACAGGATATCGAAGCTGACGCGGTCGGTCTTGTGCTTGATGTCGTAGTCATATACGACTCTGATAGCAAGACCGTTCCTGCTCGAGGCAATAGCCGCATTATTCGCGCCCATAGGCAGCTCAAGCTGACGGGTAACGAGTGCAAGGCCGTTGCGGTGGAATGCGAGGGAATGGGTCGTTTTGACGAGATATACCGTAACCGCCGCATCCGAAGCAATGGTGCGATGGATAGGCTGGTCTATCGCGACCTCAGCGACCGCGCTGCTTGCGGCAGTTGCATCGGCGGCAAATCTGTAAAGATAGCCGTCGAGGATAAAGCCGTCGCCCTTTTTAAAGGTGCCGGTCGCCGCAGTGACATCCGAGAGTGCGACCTTGGTCGCGCCGGCGGTGCAGGAGACTTTTGCAGCGGTCGCAGTGCCCGCAGTTGCCGCGAGGGTATCGGGGGCATTCTGCGACATATAGGTGTCAAGACCATAGATAGAGCCGAGCTCTGCTGAGCGCAGGGCGTCGGAATTGCCTGCATATGCGACCTTTGAGAGGTTTTCCGTGGTCAGATAGCGATACTTGTGCGTCGGATTGACGAGAAGTCTGCGCTGCTGTATCGGTACGCCCTTGAGGTCAAATGCCTTGGCAATGTTGGCAATGTCCTTGAGGTCGGCCGCGTTCGCGGTGCCGCTCACGGTGTTGCCGGCGTTTGCGATGCCTTCGGCGATAATATCGCTGTCGATGGCCTGGGATATGGCCTGCACCGCAGGAGATATGATCTGCTCAGAAAATGACTTGATGTCGAGGGTCATTTCCTTGGAAGTGACCGGAACGGTGACATCGCGGAAATGGTCAAGGGTCACCTTGACGCTGCCCTCGTTCACATTCTGGTCTACGGTCTCGCCGACGAAGTTCTTCGCGGAAAACTTCGCGGGCTTGCGGATGGTGATAGTATCACCGACGTGTGCGAACTCCTTGGAATAGTCCTTGTGGACAAGGTCGGCAGCAACGAGATTGTTCTCGAGCACCATAAGAGCCTCGTTCGCGACTATCTGAGGAGTCAGGAATTTGTTTGACATTTGTTAAATCCTCCGTTTTTACTGATTTTTGCGCCAATTTACATAATCGGCATAGTTTTCGGGGGCTTCGCCCGGTTCGGGGTCTCCGCCGCCGTGGTCGGGGTCTCCGCCCCTCTGTCTGGTTTCGACTTTGTCAAAGAGATAGGCGTCGCTTTCTCTGATTGCTTTGAGCTGATCGTCAAAGCCCTCGAGCTTGCCGTCTTTGTCGAGCTTCACGCTGCCGGGCGTTATCAAAGCTTTTATCGCTCTTGCGTTCTTGCCCTTGGCGGCTGTAATAGCGGCATCGATAGCGGAGTCAAGCTTCATAGCGGCGATATCGCTATCATACTTAGCCTTAGCCTGCTTGTTCTCGTTCTGCAGCTGTGTAATCGTAGCCTGCAGTCCGGCGGTATCAACCTTTTTGAGCTCTTCAAGCTGACCGTCCCGCTCTGCTATCTGACCCTCAAGGTTCTTGACCTTGTCGGACTCGGCGCGAAAATCTGCTTTTGAAACAAAGTTCTTGCCGATATAGCTCGCTATCTTCTTGTCGATGTCCTCGGTGTGTGCGTCGCCTAAAATGTCTTTAAGCCAGTCCATGTCTGTCCTTTCCCGCGCTCCCTTTTTACTTGGCCAGTCCCAATATTGCGCGACACCATTTTGCTCCGGGTGGCGGATAAATTTGGATATAAAAACAGCGCTTTGCATTTGACTGCAAAACGCTGTAATTATTATGTTGTGATATGACAAAACCGCCTCGCTTTCGCTTGGCGGCTCGTTATTTATTATTGATCCTCTTCATCAAGAGTATCTTTTCCGAAAGCTTTTATATAGCTCTCGGTGAGGTCTTTTATGATTATGGGGGCTTCATCTTCGTCCAGTATTCCGTCGAGGCGGCCTTTGAGCAAATCCTCATAGTAGAGATAGAGCTCGTCGCTCATAGCTCTTGAAAGGTCGTTGTTGTCCACTTCCCACTTTATCAGCGGGAGCACCGCGTTAAGGCGTTCAGCCTCTTCAAGGATATCCTGATCGAACTCCGGAAGATATGAATTTTCGAGAAGTCTTCCCGTTATTGGCGGTATACTCGTAATCACACGACTTTCAAAAATTTCTGTTGCGCCCTGATAATCAAGGTCGTATTTCATCTTTTTCTCATCCTTTCTTTCCAAACATTGCCTTCAACCCTTTTGTTTGAGATAACATTCACTTCAACATCCGGGTATAGTTCTTTAAATTGCTGCATCACCCCTTTACAGCTATCACACATTCCACGTTCGGAAAGCATACATATCTTTTTAAAGGGGGTTGTTTCATACAAATCAGCAAAGAACTCAAAAAGCTTTGCCTCAGTATCATTGTGGGTTCCTTCTCTTATCGTTCCATCCTCTCGGCGAACAGCAATATATTTAAAACGTCGTGCCTCTTTTAGTAAAACCAATTTTCCAGTTCCTTTATACCCACTGCTATCTGCTTTTGTAGACACTGCACTATGTGCATAGTACATATTGTCAAAATCATCATCGATATATGCTCCGGCGATGTTTCCGCTTCTTTTGTATTTGCTCGTGAACTGGAGTCTTTTTTCATAAACGACCTTTTTATCAAACTGTAAGATTTCATCAGTAGAGAAATTGCCTGAATCTATCTTGTATTGATTCACAAAGCGGTATTGCCTTTTAAGCGTCTTCCACTTTTCAGAATCATTATACTTTATTTTTAAGAATTCATCAAGAGAATCCGGCACATTTTCTTTCAAGACTGCCGAATATCGCTCGAACTGGTCTCTGTTGTAGGAGGACACCTGCGTCAAAGTCTTGGGCGGGTAATATTTAAGCTTCCCGGTAAGAGGATTTATATTATCCGCAAGCCACTCTTCATATGTCGTTTCCGCCGGAATAAGCACGGTTTTCCCGGTCTCGGGATCCAATGCCCGGCGTTTGAGTTCGGCTCGGTTTTGTCCCTCTATGACTGCCGTCGTCGTACAACGGTCATTCGGATGGAGCGGCGGATAGTTTATGCCCTCTTTCGCTTCGGAGACCGGAAAAGTCTTGCCGTCCAAAGCGCCGCAGACATCACAGGTGCGCCCGTCAAGGGTGGCGAGAAATCTGTATTCCGTTATGCCTTCCTCTTCGTATGCCTCCTTTTCGGCGGCGTTATGCACACGGTTTGTCTCGGTGCGTATCAGCCGCATCGAGCTGTACATTCCGGACTGCATCGCGTCGGCGAGCTGGCGCGCCATTACCTGCGGACCCGCTCCCGTCATAATTCCACGCGCCACAATACCGTATGCGCTGTTGGCAAGCGCGGATGTGTTCTGCCAGATACGGTCGGAAAAATTCGCGCCTTTCCATCGGTCATTTACTATGGTGTTTACGGCACCTTTCGACAGGGCTGAGAACTCAAAGCCTAATCCCGTGCCGATCTGCGTGTCATATATGCTGCGATAGTATGTATCCCCGCTCACGTCTTCAAGCAGCCGCTTGAGTTCCCGCTTCTCCCGGTCAGCAAGCAATGCCGTTTCCGTCTCGATATTGGCTTTCAAAGCCTCAAGGCGGTTTATCCTCGCGGCGTATGCCGGCGCATTGAGACGAGCAAGTGCTTTTCTCTTTATGACCGGGTCTTTTATGTTATTGAGCTCTTTGCGCAGTGCTTCCAATTCCGCTTCCGCTTCTTTGGTGTTCAACATCCGACGAGCTTCTTCCGGCGTCAATTCACTGTTTGCCGCATAACGCGAAAATATCCGGTTTATGCGGGCGTCGAGGTCTTTCTGCGCCTTGGCGTATAACTTGACGGTTTTTGTCTTTATAACCCGTGTCGAGGCACGTCGGGCATATTCCTCGCGCTGCAGTGCCCGCTCCTCCCAATAGAGATCAGAGCGCATTATTCATCATCCTTTTCGGAATCGTCCTTGTCGTCATCGTCGCCGATAAACATCTTTGCGTTTTCCTCGCGCTGCTTCTGCAGCTCTTCATACGCCTGCGCGACATCATCAACAAACGGGTGCTTTGCTAAAAGCATCTTATCGGGCACAAGCCCCTGCGACTTCTGGATTATATCCACCGTCTCCGCGTCATTGACTATCATCGACTTGTGGACATCGTATTTGATAAGCGTATAGTCATAGTCGGTACCGTTCTTCAGGTTGATATCCTGCGTAATAAACCATGACAGCTCTTTCAGCATGACCTTTAACTTCGAGACAAGCGGGTCAGCCTTGAGGTCAAGCAGGGTGTAGCGGAATTTCAGACTGACGCCTGACGGCGCGCTGCCGAGCTTTTCATCGTTCATATCAATACCGCGCCCTATATGGTATATGTCCCGACGCAGCATATCGAGCCAGGCGAGGCGCTCGGTGACATTCAGCGTGACCTGCTCCGCGCTTATCTTGCCGGACGGATCGCTTATTGACACTGCCTTGTTTATCTGCAGCTTCTGCTGTATCGCTTTTGCAGTCTCTCCGCCGTATCCCTGTATCATCCAGTAGAGCTCGACGAGATCTATCTGATTATTCGTCGACGCAGAAGATATCAGGTTATATGCATCAAGTAGCCCTTTGATGCGCGAAAGGTCGGTCTGATGCGCAGAGTTGTTATAAAGCGGCACAAACGGAATTCTTCCCCACGACTTCGCCTCAACCGAAACGCGCTCGTCGTTGATTATCTGCTCGTTATACCAGTGCGGGCTGTTGCTTTCGAGCACGAACTCTCCGGCATCGTTTTCGATATAGCGCTTTACCCCTGTCGCAGTCCACCACTCTACCCGCTCCCGCTCCGTCTCTGTGCCGTTTTGCACGACGGTTATTTTATAATGGCGGAAAAAGTCGGTAATCACCTGCTGATAGCTCATATCGCGGCAGGCAATACATTCTGTCGTCGGGATAACAACAAAACAAAGCTTGCCGGCTGCCGAGTAATAAACATGCAGCCATCCGACGATACAATTTGACGCATTTGTCGCGAGGTCAGGGAGCATGTCCACAAAAGCCTCGTCGGATGTCACTGCGGTGACAGCGTCCTCAAAAGCTTTCAGACTTTCATCTGCACCGCCCGCTCCGTCATTTGCGCCCTCGACAGAGACGGAAAGCGGCTTGCCGAGGATGTACGCGACTTTCTGATCGACCATCAGCGCATGGAAATTATGCACATTGTGGTGATTCGAATTGTTTTCGTTGATTATCTTAACACCGCCGCGCTTTATGCCCGCCGGGCTGTTTTCGTCTTCTTCGTAAACGACCGTCTCGCGGAAATCTTTCTGCAGAATGTCCTGCATACCGCGATAATACCGGAGTCCCTCGCATGCCGCCAGATAATCCGGGTCTTCCCGCGCATTTTTAAGCACGGTTTTGATAATCTCATCGTCCGTAGCCGTATGGTGATACGCGAGCTTTTCTCTTATCAAGTCCATATTGTTAATCATTAAGTTACCCTCACATTCTGCTGGTCGTTCTCAGTGGCGTAGCGCGTGGCGTCAATCGTGTGGTTGTCCCTATCGGGATAGTTCGCTTTATAGTTGCCATCCTTGTCCCGCTCGAGCTCATACGATGAAAATTCCCGCGCCGCGTTTGGACAGCGGGCGGGATCTATTATTATTTCGTCAAGGTCGCGCAGCCATTCTATGCCGTGCTTCACGCTGTCCGGACCTTTGCGTGCGCCCCTGACTCTCAGACCGTATTCATACATATCCGCTATAGACTTCGGTTCGGCGGAGTCTGCGATAATTTCGCCGACAGCTCCGCGAGATTTTATACGGTCGGCGGCCAGTCTGTTGCTCATGCCCGCCGCGTATATCTCGTCGTATATGTACAGCCGCCTGCGCGGCTTGTCATAGTTGCATGATATAAAAACAAACGGGTCAACCGCATAGCCCCAGTCTATGCCGCGCCTGATACGGTCAAACCGCGCAATCTCTTCGGCACTGATGGGTCGGATACTGATGTTCCGGAATACCTCGCCGCCCGTGCCGGTAACTTCCCCGAGAAACTCGTGCCGATACCGTTCCGGCGAGTGCTGTTTCAGGTGCTCCGCCTCCAACAGCAGCGGCGCGCCTATCCAGTCCTGCGGCACAGTCAAATATGTGCTGTGATGTATCAGGCGGTCGGCGCGCTCAACGCGTACCTCATCATTCACCCATGCCCGCAACGACTCGGGGGGGTTGTATGAATAAAAAACATCGAATTTACTGCCGCCGCGCATGACCGACTGCAGCACGTTATCAGTTTCCCGCATCCCGGAAAACTGATTCCATTCCTCAAACCAGATATAACGAAAATAGCCGAACGGGATTTTTATGGACTTGACTTTCATCGGATCGTCAAGACCTCGAAACATAATCGTTTGCCCGGTCGGCAGATATGTGATTTTCATCGGACTGACCGTCGCTTTAAAATACTGCGACACGCCCAGTTTATCAATAGCCCACAGCATTTGTGCAAAAACACTGTCCCGCAGCGTGTCTGCAATTTTGCGGAACACGATCGCGTGCGCGTCAGAGTTTTTAATGATGCCGCAGACAAATTCAAGCGATATATAGCTGCTCTTCGTGCTTCCGCGCCCGCCTTTAAGCACATAATGCGTATGCTGCCCGGCACACACATCGCGATGCACTTCGTAAAACGACGGCGCGATTATGTCAGTAAGCCTGACGGCCATGTTAGCCGCCCCCTATATCATCGATAATCTGCGGCGCGTTGACGGAGACTTCTTTCTTTTCAACCGCTGTAAAACCCGCTCGGTCGAGAATATCCTTTGCGGCCGCGATAATATCACGGTCATCGGCATACTTTTTCTTCAAAATTCCCGCCATTGCTTCCTGGGCATCGGCGGCATCATACAAAAAGCGACGCCGGATACTCTCCGCGATTTCTTCCTCTCGCCGTGCCATATATTCCTGCGCATCTTGGCGTTTTAAAATATATGTCGCCATCGTCGCCGCCGACCTTTCGGAATAACCGGCAGCAATAGCCGACTCGCGTGCTGCCCCGTATGCTCTTTTTCTTTTAACAAACTCATCACAAAAAGCAATCATCCGCTCTGTCATTCGACTTTGCCACCCCCTCTGTTTTATAAAAGTCACAAAGGCTTTTAATTTGTCGCGCGCGTGAGAGTTTTATAATGCTGTTATAAATTAAATAATTTTTTTGTATTCATCTCTTATTTCTCGAAAAAACGAGCTGTAAAATTCGAACAGTTCCGCTGATTTCTCCAAGCGGAACTGCTCAACTTTTGGATTTTCGTTAAGATTTGAGGAAGATTCGATAACAAACTTTCCGGCATCGGTATTGAAAAGCATCACCTTGGAATGGTTGTTATACATATTCACGGTCCAACCGTTTGCGTTGAATATGTCTGTTATCTGCTCGAGATATCCATACCCGCGATTATGCTCGCAGTTATCTTTCATCGCACCGCCGACGAGCAAATCAACCTTGTCCAATCTGCCATCATTGCGCAGACCGTCAAGCATTTGCGCCTGCCGAACACCGACGCGCAGCGTTGACGCAAACAGACTCTTTATGCGCGTCTGACCGGTAATCCAAACGATAAAGGCAATCGAGCTGAACCCGCCGGATGTAATATACACAAAGCTTTCGTCTTCCGGAAGCTTTGGAGTCAGGTCTTCTATTATCGCGTTTTCGCGCATAATGTTAAAACTCTGCCGCTTTTTCGGCTGAGTAAATACTTTGTGCTCCATTTTTTCACCATGAAAAAAGCAGCCTAAAAGGCTGCTCATGTTATTTTTCTTTGTCGCCAAACTCATATCCTACTCTGCTCTTGGCAACAAGCAGCCACGTCGGATATGCAGCTTGAATCTCGCGCACATGCATGCGGTACGTCGGCGCAAAAAGAACATCTGCCATGTCTTTTGACGCTTCCGTCCGAAACGCTTCCGAAAATTTTGTGCTGAGACCGACCGTTCGAATCTTTTTGATAACTGAAGTATCCCGATCAATAAGCATGATCGTAAGGTTGTAACCCTCGCCCTCTTCCGGCTTTGGAAGATTTGTCAGCTTGCTAAGTTGAATAGCATACGGCATTTCCGCCCAGGCAAGCGTTCCGAGCTTGCAGAACAGGAAAAGTATATCGTCTATTCTTGCCAAGCGAATTTCACCGGGAACGCCGGGCTCAAAAGCCTGCATTTCTTCTTCGGTCGGCGAGCTGTAGTAATAAAAAATATTAAGTCCCGCTTCATCGACCTCAAACACGGTGCAATCTTCGTTGTATCCGTCGAGGATGTGTGTTTCCTCTCCGACCTTAAAAACATTCATTTCGTGATTCTCCCTCGTCTTTTTTTCGAGTATATCACAAAATCAAAGTTCTTTCAAGTTTTCACTGTCCAACAAAACGGACTGTAAAAGCGCACCTCTCGGCTCACAGAGAGGTGCGTCAAATGAAGGTGTTGGCGGCGCGCGGAGTCAAACCGCGCCTCCGGGGGATGGGAGCCCCGGAGATAACCGTATGCTGCCATATGTGCCGCCCGAGCTGCGTCTTGTCATCAGCCATCGTTTTACCGTCCGCAAACTTGTGCGCCCGATTCGTCCCGGAACGCCCGATACTTAACTTCTCGCGCTTCCTCGCCCTCTTGGCGGCAGCGACTTATAAATGGGTTTTGGAGCGGAACAAAGGACTCGAACCTTTAATGCACTTATGCGCATATCGCCTGAAAGCTCCGCATAAAAAGCCCTGCTATTAAACCCGCTGCAGGGCGAGGCGGGAAGAAAGGAGAAAAGAATTATGTAGAACTCTGTTTCAGCCGTTCGGCGATCCGGTTTTGAGCGACGCGATAATATCGCTCATCTTTCTCAAACCCGGTGTAATGCCGTCCGGTGTTGATGCAGGCGATGGCGGTCGTCCCGCTCCCCGTGCAATTGTCAAGCACGGTGTCGCCTGTGTTGGTGTATGTGCGGATGAGGTATTCAAACAGCGCAACCGGCTTTTGCGTCGGGTGCAAGCCCCGCTCGCAGTTGATTTGTAGCAGATTCCGAGGATATCCGGTCACATATCGCAGCGAGTCTTTGCCGAGAGTACTGTCTTTGTAGATGCCGTCCGTTTCGCGTTTGCCTTTTGTAACTATCGGCTTTTCGAGATGTTTGATGCCTTGCGGATTGTATGTCGGCGCTTTTTTGTAAAAAACACAGACATCCTCTATGCAGCGCATCGGCTGATATTTTGCAAAGGTAAATCCGGTCGGCATGTTCTTCTGCCAGTACCAGCAATAGCGGAAAAATCGGCGGCAGCTGTTAATGACGTCGGTCGTAAACGGCTGCGCGGCCGTAAGCACCACAGCGCCGTTGTCTTTCAGAATCCGCCAATACTGCGACCACAAAAGGCCAAAGTCCAACGCGTTATCCCACGCGCAGTCCGTCATACCATATGGCAGATCGCAAAGAATCATATCAATGCTGTTGTCAGGATAGATTTTCATCCCGGCGATACCGTCGCCGAGAAATATCTTGTCTAAGTACTCCAAGTTACACTTCCTCCAGTGATTCAAAAAAATCCGGAATTCCGCGCTTTTCGCTTATCAGAGTACTCTACACTACCCATTATAGGCGCAAGTTGGTCCCCTTTGTGCACTCTTTTATTTTTGCTCGCGGTCGAGGATGCAGAAGAATTTGTGGCGGAGATTATAAAACTGCCTGCGCCCGCTCGGCACCGGCATATATTCATACGGCGTCCCCTGCGTGACATTTTTGAGCAGCGGCGTTATCAGTCCGACATCAGAGCCACAGGCAAGCTTCACGCACCGCTCAATTAGCGCGACATCTTTCTTTTCCCGCTCCCGGCTTTCTGCCCTTTTCGCCGTCGGATCAGAGCAGCCCGAAGCGGACGGCATCCCGGATGGAGCCGCCGCCGATAAAGCATATGTATCTTTTGCCCGCTCCTTTTTTCGTGGATACTGCAAGCAGAAATATTTCAGCTCCCGATACCGCTCGCGGGGAATATCATATTTTTTCGGCAAATCTTTATCTCTCGGCATTGTTACACCTCCCCCTTCATAAAGCAACCCCAAAATGTTTTACTGTTTTTCCCAGAGTGATGTCCGAATAAAGGTTTACATCCAATTACCTGCCATACCTCCGTCGCCGGGATTTGTATTTCCGACCATTTAAAAATTAAAACTCCGTTTGGTCGTAAAACGCGCATACATTCGGCAAAGCCGTCCTTTATCATCTGTGGCCATTGGTCATCAAGTTTCCCGTACTTTTTGACCAGCCACGAAGTTTCCCCAGCCTGCCGCAAATGAGGCGGGTCGAAAACCACGAGATAGAAAGATTCATCATCAAATGGCATTTTTGTAAAGTCTGCAACTACATCCGGATCTACGGTTAATCTTCTTTCAGACATTCCATCTTTCGACCTCCAAAACAGAGTTTCAAATTCTTGTCTTTTGTCCATATACACAGCCGCAGGATGCTGTTTGTTAAACCAAATACTGCGACCGCCACAAGTTGCGTCAAGGATTTTCTTTGTTTCCTCAATTGTCATGGTCGTCACCCGCACTCATCTTGTTTATCTCTTCCCTTCGTCGCGAAACTTGACACATTTACAAGGCTTTAAAAAGCTGACATCCGTCAGCAGTTTTTTCTTTTTCTCGGTCGATTCGGCGGCTCGTCCTCGGGCTCTTTTATGTATTTAAAACACATATATCCGAATCTGTTTTGAATGCACTCGACAAGGCGATAGCCTTTCGGGGCGATTGGCGGGCTGTCGGGGCTGTAGCTCCGGAGCGCGACCTTTGCGTCCTCGCTGTCGGGCTGTCTCATGTTGCGAGTTGATAGGTATCTATGTTTAGTGCCCTGTTCGGGCGTCCAATGGTCAAATAAGTAATTGGCAAGACCTGTGTAATCGCAACCGTGGTCTATACCGTTATAATAGTTGTGTCGGCGCAGGTGCTCTATCTGCACGATATCGCCATAGATCCACTGCGCTTTGATGATCTCTTCCGGCACGCCGTCGGAGACCATGTGGAAATGTATTCTTTTTGTGTTTCTGCCGCGTCCCATATAAAGGTTGATTTTCGCTTCCGGGCACGCGTATTGTAGTCTGCGTTTATATAATGTACGCAACCGGCGCGCCTCGCCCCAGTCGTGTACTTCGTGGTCATTGTCAAAGGTAAGAGTGGAATAAAGTGAAGTCGGCGAGAAATTCTCGTTGAAAACTCGCGCGTGCTTCCGTCTTGCTATCATCAGATTGTGGCGCTCGCGCTCCTCGTCCGTGCGGAGCACCGGCTTGTATTGCGCTTTTGCGACGTTGGCGGTGCGGTCAGAAACCGTGTAGACTTCCTGCTCGCAAACCGCGCCGGAAAATATTCGTTTCTTGACCCGCACCGCTTTTCACTTCCTCATTTCAAATTTTCGTACTTTATCGAACTCATCGACGAAAGCTCGTCGAGATATCCGACGGTATTTTCAGTCAGCACCCGCGTTGTGCTAATTGGGATAATCGCCATCACAAAGAAGCCGGCTTTTGCCGCGAAGAACGCGCTGGACTCGGTCTGACGGTAATACAATTCAAATTCGTCCGCATCAAGCGGCTCAAGATATTTTGACTCGACGAATTCGATTCCGGCCGAGGTCTTATATGGTATATAGTCATAAGAGCCTATCCGCAGAGATATCGGCAGAGGATCGCAGCGCTCCTCTCCGTCAAACTCGTCCTTGACCATCTTCAAAAACGCTTCCGGCGGCTCGGCGGTATACCGCTGCACGATTTTGTCCGCCTGCGTCGGTGTGATATCGAAAGAGGTCATAAGCGAATCGATTGAAAACACCGGGCAGTCATTAAGATAGTAAGTGGCGAGACCGTCGCCGAGCATCTGTGTTGTCATGTCGTACAGCGAGATGCATTTATTTGCCTTGCACAGGCTTATGATTTTTTTGATTTTCATAAAAAGTTCCTTTCTGCTTTGCAAAACTTGTTCCAAGCTTCGACTTCTTGATTCATGCTCGAGTGCATTTCCGTAAAATTATTGCAAGCGCAGTCCGCTTTTCCGCGCGAAAATATAAAATACTCGCCGCAGGCATATCCAATCAGGACCTTTTTTCCGCACTGCGGGCACGGCTTTAAATCAAGCATCGCAACCACCTCCGTTGCAGGCGTACTCCTTAAGTGCGGCGGAGGCTTGTGCCATAACGCTCTTGATGCACGCGCTCGACACGACTTCGCCGTCGTTATGCGCCGGGCAGACCTGGCATGCGCCCTCTTTGCCGGATCCGCAAATCTCCGCCGCTTCTATAAGCTGTTCAAGCGTCAGGGTTTTCACAGTTTTCAACCTCCTTTGCCAGTCCGCATTTCAGCGGGCTGTTGTAACAAGGGTTCTTACAAGTGCCAATTTTCTGACACTGGAAACAGCAGTAGTTCCCATGACGGTGGTCACAGTTGAAATGCGTGCACATCATGATTCGGGCTTTTTTCTTATTCATCGTTCGCTGCCTCCATTTCCTCGTTCCAGCAATCTTTACACAGTTCCGTAACCACTCCGGTTACAGCGAAGTACTGGCAACGCCCACCATAGCAGCAGACACGGCACGTCTTCGGCACACCTTCTTTCGTCATCTTTGCTTTCGGAAGCTTCTCAAAAAAGTCTTGCGCATATGTTTTTCTCGAGTGTTCGTTGCTCCATTTTTGTAGACTCTCTATTGCCCTTATAATTTCTTCGGCGCGTTGTGTCGCAAGAGTGCGTCTGCAAAAAGCAAACAGCGGGCATTGCTCTTTGTCAGCCGCACCAGCTGTGCACTCGGCGCGTGAGTCACAAACTCTTTTGAGTTCGGAAAAAAAGTCTATCGTTTTACTGCAATCCATACTCAACCCTCCTGCAGCAGCGCTCTTTTCTTTTTCGGCGGTGTCGATAGCTGCCTTGTATTTTCTTTTCAAGCTCTTCGGAAACTGACTTCTTTGCTTCATCGTCCGCCGCCTCCATTAAAAAATCCTTTAAATATCTCGCGTATAGGCAGAGTTTCGCACGGATGCGCGCAGCTCCACCTTTGTAAGGCCTTGATTGCTTTTTTCATTTTCTTGTCACAATATGGTGACGGTTGGGGGCAAAAACCAAATAACGGGCATATATCATCCTCAGATGCCCAGCACTTTCTGCGAGAAGCACAGAGCCTTTGCTTTTCGTAAAAAAAATTTACCGTTTTGTTGCAATTCAGAATCAGCTTCATACTCAACCCTCCTGCAGCAGCGCTCCGAGCTTCTGCATCGCTGCGCGAAGCTTGGCGGCTGTGGTCTCGTCGTCCATCGACGCGATAATGTCGCGCATGACATTGATATATTTCTGTATGCTGTCAAAGTAGACGCTGAATTTTGCGACCTCCGGCGAGGCGGTGAGCTTCGCGTCCTTTTCGACCTTTTCCAGCCGTCCGACCAGCTCGCTTTTCTCTTTTTCGGCGGCGTCGAGCACCGCCTTGTATTTCTTCTCAAGCTCCTCGGTCTTCCTGCCGAGCTCGTCGGCGGCAGATTTCTCGGCAGCATCGCGCACCCGCTTCTCGGCTTCGGCTATGGCTTTTTCTCTGTCCTTTTTTGCCTTTGCACGCTCTTTTTCAATCGCGTCGACGGTGTACTGCTTTATCTCTTCAGCGGTCGGCTCGCGCATGACCGTCGCGGCGGGCTTTTCGGACGCCGCTTTCAGCTCCTCGCGCAGGCGGCGGACGGTGTTGGAAAGGTCTTCGTGCTCCTGACTGCTTTTCGCGAGCTCGTCGCGCTCGGCAGTGATAAGGGTCAACTGCTCCTGCGCCTCGTGCAGCTTGCTGATAGTCTCTTTCAGTTCGCGGGTGGACATCTCCGCGACGTCGTTATTCTCCTCGACTTCCCTGCGTTCGTACCACGGCAAGGCGGCGAGCATTCCGAGCTTCGAGATGCCGAGACTTGCATTCGATTGCAAATATTTCTCGCCAAGCGACTCGAGAGCTTGTATATATGTATAGGCTTGTCGCTGCTTGATCCCGACATCCTGCTCGACATACTCCTCAAACGTCTCGTGCCCGAGTAAAAGATATTTGCGCTCGTCGCGCATCCTTTTAAGATTCTGGCAAAAGTCCACCATAGCGGACGCGGCAAGGTTGCCTTTTGCGATTATCTCATAGTGGAGATTTAGCGCCTCATTCTGTTCCTCGCTCAGGTTCCCGCTGAGTTCCATGCTTCTGATTACTTTGTTCATATGTTTCTCCTCTCTCACGCTGCCGCGTGACTTTTCTTTTTCTTATTTCTAATGTACCCGCTCCATGCCTCGACAAAAGCCTCGACCTCCGGAGTCTTGCCGCAGTTGCGCAAGCCACGGCACTGGGTGATGCTCTCGGTTTTCGGGTCATATTCCAGAGTATAAAAAGGCTTGTCCGGCTCGCTTTTCTTTCTGATAAAAAAGATAACCGTCTGCCCGCTCAGGTGTTTTTTTGCATATGTAGCGACGCAGTGATGCAGCGCGCTCCCCTCGTCGATTAGCTCGGCGCAGCTTCTCGCCGGGCGAATCAACAGGCCGCCGCTTTCAAAATCAAAGTCCCGCTCGAGCTTTTTGAGCCGCTTCCCAAACTCTTCCTGCGTTCTGCGCGTCTCTTCAAGCTCCTTTTGGCGTCTTGCTTCCGCAAGGGCTTCGTTTGTGCGCTGGTGCGCCTGCGCGAGATCCGGCGGCAAAAGGATATCTTCGCGGCTAAGGTCAAGATTAAGCTTTTCGCAGTCGCTCCAATAGTCGCGGAGTGTATACGGCTGCTCGTTCTGCTTTTCGAGGTATTTCACCGCTTTTTTAAAAGGCAGTCGCTTCTCGATTTGTGAGACACAGTAATCGTCAATGGCGCTGTACGCTATCACCTGCTCTGTTGTGATGCCGTACTTTTTGGCAAGCTGCGCATAAAGCACGGCATCGCGCGTTTTTTTGGGGAGTTTTCGCAACTCCTTTTTCGTCAGCCCGAGAGCCGCCGAAACGGTCTTTGCGCGTCGGTTGACAATTTTATTCGTCCACGAGTCATTGACCGCAAGCCTGATAAAGCCTTCTTTCACCAGCTTTTCCGTCAGCACCGGATATTTGACATATGTATCAAGCCAGCCGCAAGGATTGTTGCCGAAGTTTTCCATATACGCCGACATCTGCGCATACCGCAAATTGGTGTTTTCAAAGGTCTCGTCATTAAATCCAAAATAGTGGTTTTCGGCATAATTTTCATCATTCGTATACCACGGCTGTCTCGAGCTCGGCTCCGGTATGGTCGCCATGCGCTCCCAGTTTTTCTCCCAGCCGTGGAAACCGTATGACCACCTTTTCGCCCACACGGCGTCAACACCTGTGTTGTAATAGACCCGATATTCCTCAAAAAAATTGGTCTTGACCGTCGTATAGTCCAGACGGTAGTCGCGCTCCACAAATCCCGCCCGGACGAGGATTCCGCCGTCCCGCAGTTTTGTGGCAAAGAGAATATATTTTTGGTCATACATATATTTTCTGCCCCTGCCGCTGTCGCGGAACTCGACTGTGGATTTGCACGCTGGGCAGAAGCCTATTTCCTTATGCCGTCGATAGATGTTCTCCTCGTCGGCCGGCGTGAAGGTTCTGCCGAGCTCAAGCGCCACATCTTGGTGGCAGTGTGTGCAGTAACCGTATCTGACGCCATTTTCGCGGCGCGTGAAGAGATAGCGGCTTTCCAGCAGGACGCTGTCGTCAACCCACTGCGCGACCTTTTTCGGCAGACCGTCGATTGACTTAGCAAAAGCCATTTTCCAAGCGTGCTGATACTGCTTGTCGGTGATTTTCTTCGCTTTCTGTCCCATATCGCCACCTCACAGCAGATCCGCAAGGTCAAGGCTGATAATGTTGTCAGTCTTCGGCTCTTCGGCGATTCCGTAATATTCGCGGATCCAAGAGTAGACCGTTTCATCTTCGACCATTGCGCAGCCGTTCTCGGCATGCTCTCTTGCTTTTCCTGTCACGGCTTTCACACAGTCCGCAAGGCTCTTTTTTTCGTCCGTGACCTTGCCCGCACTGATATCGTCGGTTATAAGCGCATCGATGATATACTGCGCTATGCGCTTCTGATTCGTGCCACCCTTTTCGCCCTCGGCGTCGATTTTGGCTATTGCCTTTTTCATCAGTTCTGTCATTTTTCTGTCTCCTTTAAATTCAGATATTCCGATATTTCTTCCTTTGCCCGCTCCCAGCCGGAGCACCACACGGCGCGGAAACCCTGTCGCTCAAGCGCTTCAAGCCACCACTGCTGCTTGACCGTCGGCTTGTTTCGGCCGGCTTTCATTTCGATATACAAGCCGTGGTATTTCCCCCGGGCGACCGGTAGGCAGAGGTCGGGCACGCCCTTTTTCATTCCCTGCCGCCGGAGCGCTGCACCGTAAGCCACGCTGCGCTTGCCTTCGTTTGGGATGTGGTATAAAAGCTTCAGTTCCGTGTGTGCGGCGGACTGGTATTCCGCCCACACAAAAAGTGCCTCCTGCTCTTCCGCCTCGCGGTTCTCGCGGCGGGTCGCGCTTGCCTGGTCTTTTTCGGTGCTCCCTCCGTCCGTCGAGTAGACAGTCAGGCTGTCCAGTTCGCACCCGCAAACGCGGCAGAGTCTTGTTTTGTTGCCGTCGGCAAAATTATATTCACGCCCGCATTTCGGGCATCTGTAAGATCGTATTTTCATATCGCGCCCCCGTTGACATTTTCCGGCGGCGGTGTTATACTGTTTATGGTGTTTGGTGTTGTTCCGGCAACATCCTTTGGGCGTCCTGTTACCGCAGGGCGTCCTTTTTCATATCTGTCAAGCCTCGGCAACACATTTTTCGCATATTCGTCAAGATAAGCCACAACAGCCTCACGTCCGTCAGCTTTCCAGATGTGCTTACGGTCTTTTCCTTTTTCTTCGATAATTATCAAAAATTCACTCGGACGGCCGTTTTCGTCCATGCCACGGCGGCTTCTGTCAAAATATATCGACACCGGCACGGATATCGGCAAGCGCAGCGCAGAGCCCTCCTCGCGCTCGATTTCCTCGACCCGCTCTGCCATTTGAGGTATGTATTTTTTAATCATCTGGTTGTCAAAGTCAAAACGCTCGTTGTCGGACAGCGCATGACGCTCGCCGCGCTGATTTTTGTAGTGCGTATACTCGATAGCCATGTTCTGATTTTTAAGGTTTGTTACATAGCCGTAAGTCTTGCCGTCGTTATAATCCCGACGGCTGACGAATCGGCCGCTGTAGTCGGCAAGCACCGCATCAAGCACATCGGCGTGCATTAAGATATGATTCTCTTTCATTACATTCTCGCTCCTTTCTTTTTGAGATAATATGCGCAGCAATCATCCGTCGCGGGGATCTCGCGGAATCGGTCGGTGATGTAGGTATAGGCACAGCACTTTCCGTCCCAGCCGTCGCCCGCACAGTCAATTTTCCGCAGCCAATGGCAGCTTTTACAGACCTTTTTCCTGCGCCATTTTTGCCCGCTCCCCGGCGCGTCAGCTGTCTTTTCGAGTGCCTGCATCGCGCCCGCTCCTCTTTGCTCTGATTTTGGCTCTGACTCTGTCTTCAAAGGCGATAAGCTTGTCCTCGCGGATAAAGCCGTAGATGATAAGTACGACGACGGCGATCTCAAAAACCGTCTGAATTGCAAATTTTAATGCCATGGTTATACCTCCTCCGGTCGTTCGGGCAACGGCATCCAGTAGGTCACCTGTGGATCTCCCCAATCCGGATAAGCCTCAAGAAGCCAGCCCTCGCCGGCGTAAAATGTTGCAAGTTCATGGGCACTATCCAACTCTAAATGCTCTCGCGGTCTGCCGCTCGCGATAACTAATACGCCCTGCTCGTCTTCGGGCAGCCTGTCGTTAACGCTTATCCACGGTGATGCGGTCAGCTCTTCGAGCCGTTCCCTCGCGGCGCAGATAATCGCGCAGCCGTGGATTCCGCAATCGTACTCATATTCGCAGCCAAGACAGGCGATAGATCCGGTCTGCACCGACAGCCTCCGCAGCGCCTCTATAAGGATTTTATCGTCATTCATTTTCATTCTCCTCTCAAAACATATCACGAATATAAATGCATACCCACAGCGCAACATTAAGCCAGCCCAAAAAAGCGTGCACTTTTTTGTGTCTTTCATCGCCCGGGCACAGACTCGTTAAGCTACAAAATATCGACATCACCAGCACGGCGATGCAGATGTTTTTGCTCATTTTGCCGCCTCCTCAAAAAATCTATGTCCGCCGATTGTGCAGACATAGGTCTGCGACTCGTGCCAAAGGCTCTGACACAGCGCCGGCGCATAAAAATAAAGTATTTCGCGATCCGTAGCGGTCTCGCCGTCGTCAAAAACCTTGGCGACGGATTTTTTGACCTCGTCGCTCGGCTCAGGTCGGGCGGCGGTGTAGCCAAAGCTGCGGACGATTTCGAGCGGCCGCTTGTCCTCCTGCTCGCAAGCGTTTAAAATGCACTGCGCAACCGCCATTTTGCCGACATACGGCTCGGCTCCTGCTTCCGCCATGACTACCCGCTCGATTTCGTCGCGCTCGGCGGCGGTCAGGGCGTATCTGACGCTTGCAGTTGACTGCAAAACCGTTTCCGCCTTTGCCTCCACCGCCGTCTCTGGCTCGGTCGGCTCGACATAATAGACCTCCGGCATCGCGCTTGTTATCTCCGGCAGAGCCGCGAGTATCATAATCGCCACCAGCGCGACGACCGCGCCGATGATAAGCAAGTCTTTAGTCATCGCTGTCAGCCTCCTTGCGTGCGGGCTTCGCGACCAGTATTCTCGTGGTGTTTTCGTTCGCAAACTCCGCAAGTTCGTCCGCCCCCGCTTCCAAAGTTTCGGCGGAAAGCCCGAACTTTTTTCCGGCGTCCTTGACAAATATCGCCGACAATTTGCAAGCGGCCAAAATCACAACGCTGTCGGCGATACTGACTCCGCCGAATGCCATCATGATCTCCTGCGCAAGCATTACGTACAGCTTGCCGGACAGTCTTGCCATTTCTTCGGCATCGTGACGGTAGCATGCGCGTTGATAGTCCGCGCGGGTCTTTTTTAAGCTTTCAATCATTTTCTTTTCTTCCTTTCTATTGACCGTTCAAGCGGTCTTTCTTTTTTTAAGCCATTCTTCGTATTCCTCTTGGACGCCCGGGGTTTCGAAAAATCGTTCCACCGCCCGAAGCGTCGCACGAGCAAGATGTTTCATCTCGCTGTCGGGCACTGCCGACAGGTCAAGCTTCGCTTGTGCCATAGGTTGCCTCCTGTGTTTTTCCTTTTTAGTTGATTTTTTTGTTTTTGTTTTTCTCCCGCCGTGTGGTTATTGACTTAATGAAAATTAAGTTATATACTTTCAGCGGAAGGATGTGTTAATGTGATTGTAGAAAACACTTCGATGGGAATTGATGCTGTATCTCCAAGGAAGAAAGTTTTGGTCTCATCCGCAAAGATCTGCCCGAGATGCGGAACTGCTTTCAGTGGCGAAATCGCTGCGGCAAGAAATTCTACTGTTTGCAAAAGTTCTTTTAATAAACCGTTCAACGATTTTGTCACACTGTACGCGTTGCATTATTGTCCTGCTTGCGAAAAAGCTTTTATAGGAGTTTATGCCGGCGTAGAATGTGACCCACTCGAGCTAAAAGAAATTTTTCCGCAGGAAGTCAAGCAGATTGTTTTTTCGCGAGAAATTGCCGATTTTTCACCGAATTTCGTTAAGATATACAACGAAGCGTATGCCGCGGAATGTCAGGAACTAACAAACATATGCGGTATGGGCTATCGGAAGGCCCTCGAATTTCTGGTAAAGGATTTCTTGATACGCCAAGAGCCCGCAAACGAAGCCGAAATCAGCAAAGCGACGCTGTCACAACTCATCAACAACAAAATCGAGAATGATAAGCTTAAAACTCTCGCCTCTCGTGCGACGTGGCTTGGTAACGATGAGACACATTATTACAGGTTGCATGAAGATCGAGATTTGCAGGACATGAAAAAATTTTTACATGCCTTTGTAACTTTTTTGGATGCTGAAATTGCTTTAAATGACGCGCTAACAATCAAGAGCAAAAAAGGCTAATCAATCTCGTCAGAGCTGGTGATTTCCTTAGTTGCTATTAATGTTCCATCTGGTTTCCAATAGCTTATTTCTCTTCTCACCGGATCGTCCTCCGTTCCCGTTCCGGTAATCGAAACGGTTCTTATAACTGGAATAATTTTTGCGTGCTGCGTTCCATATTTGGGACGCGGCATTATGCTTTCAATCATTTTCTTTTCTTCCTTTCTCTGTTGTTTATTCAGTTCTCGGCAAGTATAGCCATTTCAACGGCGTTGGCAATCATCGCGCGCACGAATCGTTCGAACTCCTTGTGCTGCATAACCCCGCCATGCTCGTTGTATTCTACGAGCGCCTGCGGTCTTATGTCGTAGCACCATTCTTTCTCGCGGATATACGCTGTGCCAATCGGCAAGACCTGTTTCTGCATTGCGCAGTAAATAAAGTCTTTCGACTGGCCAAGGTACCGCGCCGCCATTTCGACCGGCACGCTGCCGTTGATGGCGAGGATCTCCTCTGTCGTAGGTTTTCGCATGCTGATTCCGCTCCTTTTCTCAAGCACTCTGCTCTTTAAGCCAGTTTTCTTCGGCGTGAATAATATTTTCCACCGTAAGATTCAAAGCTGTCGCGAGTTTTGCAACGAGAGTGATGTCCATTTTCTTTTGGCGCGTGCCGTTTTCGATTGAATTGAAATACTGTCGGCTGATTCCAATAGAATTGGCAACATCTTGTTGCGAAAGATTCAGTTCATTTCGTCTTTTTACGAGATAAGTTCTCATTTAAAACACCTCTTTGCTTCATTTCGTTGACATGATTTTAGCATGTTCAAATCAATATGTCAACATTTTGTTTACATTTTTTTATTTTTTTGCTTTTCTCGGCATATTAACGTTTCATTTTGTTGCAACAATTGACAAGCAACAAAATGTTGCGTATAATAGTATTGAGGTGGTAGAAATGAATAATATGGCATATTACAGAAACAAAAAGAATTTGTCACAACAGAATGTCGCGGATTATTTGGGGATAAGCCGTCAAGCATATTGCAACTATGAAACCGGTAAAAGAGAGGCATCCTACGAGACTCTCTTGAAATTAGCCGAATGCCTTGAAACCTCGGTTGACGAACTTTTGAGAGAGCGTCCAACATCCCAAGAGGTCAACGATGAGGACCTCATGTTCGCACTTTTTGACGGCGCAACCGAAGAAGAAATAACTCCAGAAATGTATGCAGAAGTTAAACATTTTGCAAAGTTTATTTTGGAAAGGGAAAGAAACAAAAATGAGCAGTCTTGACGGCTTGTATGATTTAGCAGAAGAAGAGAACATTGAAGTGCTTGCTGTCTCTCTGCCAATAATCGGCGCAGTGTCGGCCATGCGGCAGAGCGGAAAGTGTTACATAGGAATTGACCCATTTTGTTTGGAGACGTCCAGCGATGAGTGCGTTCGTTTGGCGCACGAGCTCGGGCACTGCGTCACCGGCAGTTTTTACAACATACATGCCGCCTGCGATGTCCGCGCCAAGCACGAATATGCCGCCGACAAGTGGGCAATAAAAAAGCTCGTCCCGAAGGACGAGCTTGAGGAAGCGGTGAAGCACGGTTTCACAGAATCGTGGGAACTTTCCGAATATTTTGATGTGACCGTTCCATTTATGCAAAAAGCTATGAGCTATTATAAAGAACAAGCCCTCGGGCGTTTGTAATAAGATTGGAGGTCAAATAAATGGCAAAAGGTAAGAAAAAAGCAAACTGGGTGTTGATTATCGCGGTAATGTTTATACTCGGCGGCATAATGGCACTTATCGAAAAAATCAAGGAAAGCGCCCACCCGGCTCTTTTTACGGTGCTTATCGTGGTCGGCCTCGTGGCTGTTGCCGTCTGCGTGTTCCTGATTCTGCGACACGCAAAAAAGAAAAAGGACGCCGCGGTTGATTCCATCGACATCCCCGACCGAGCTGTGCCGGACTCCGAGTTGAAAATGGCGAACATAGACATAACGCCGCTTCCGTCCGCAGAGCCGGTCAAGCCGGCGGAAACATATGAATTTTATCGCGTGAAGACTGTCGGCGTGACCTTTAACAACGATGACGGCACCAGTCGTCAGGAGCTGATCCGTAAGCTGTACTACCACGAGCCGCCGTTTGCAAACAAGGAAATCGAGCTCGCGCTTGAAGAATATGAATATCGCGGCGAACCCGCTTTTAAAGTCCTTGCGGACGGCTATCAGCTCGGGAATCTGTCAAGAGCCGATGCCAAATATATGGAAGAAAACAAGGATCGCTGCGTAACGCTTTGCGGTGCAGAAATCGTCGGCGGCGATAAGCCGAAGGATGAATACTCCTTTGACGACTACGACTACGACGACGATGACGACAACGATTCCCTCGATTTTCTCCACCTTGATGACTTTGATGATGACTATGATGACGACTATGACGACAACTACGCTGATGACGATGACGACTACACCTACGACCGCAAACCTTTGACTTGGGGATTCCATTTCAACATAAAATTCAAAAGATAATAAAAAAGCCCGCCCCTGCGGGAACAGGGACGGGCAGTGCATCAAACCACACCTACGACAGAGTGAGTTGATATATTTATTATATCACCCGCTCCGGAAAAGTACAAGCAAAGGAGCGGTATTTTTTATGAAAAATCCGAACGGATATGGAACGATCCGCAAACTCAGCGGAAACCGGCGCAAACCCTGGGCTGTTCTTGCTCCGCAGAGCAGCTCCGAATATTCCCTCGAAAAGCAGCGCAAGCTGATAGGCTGCTACGCCACGAGGGCAGAGGCAATGACAGCTCTCGGCGCATGGCATAAGACTCCGCATATTGACGTTCCGGCTTCGGCTGAAAATATCACACTCGCACAACTGTGCGCCGAGTATAAGAAATTACAGAAATTTAAGAATCTCGCGAAACAAACACAGGACAATTATAATGCGGCGTGGAATAAGCTTGCTGTCCTCGGCTCATATAAAGTAAAGGATTTACGAGCCGCCCATTTTCAAACGGTCGTTGACACGGCACATCAAAACGGGCTCTCTACCTCATCCCTGCAAAAAATAAAACTTTTTGCTTCCCTGCTCTGCGATTACGCCGTGCAGAATGATATCGTCATCAAAAATTATGCAAGCTTCGTCACCCTCCCAAAAGCAGAAACGAAAGAAAAGGTACCGTTCAGCGATCTCGATTTGCAAAAACTCGAGTCCGCAGCTAAGGAAGGCTTTATGTACGCAGACCTAATTCTGATTATGTGCTACACGGGTTGGAGAATCAATGAATTTTTGGCACTTACGCCGTTCAGCTGGGATGCCGCAAATCATACTCTTCGCGGCGGTGAAAAGACCGAAGCCGGAAAGAATAGAGTTGTCCCGGTCTCCGATAAAGTAATGCCGTATCTGCAAAAGTGGCTCGATAAAGGCGGACCGACAATAGTTTGCCATGAGCACAACGGCAAACTCGTCCCGGTAACAGCACGCTACTTTCGCGCAAAATGGTACTACCCCACACTTGAGGCGCTCGACTTGCCTCGCCTGACGCCTCACGCGACTAGGCACACATTTGCTTCTATGTTGCACCGCAACGGCGCAGATAAATGGGATATTCAGCGACTCATGGGACATTCCTCGGAAGTCGTTACCAATAAAGTCTACACCCATGTTGACATCGATCAGCTTCAAAAAGCGGTCAATTTGTTATAACTGAGCGCACGTGTTTTTTTAACGGTTGGGAACAAATTGTGAACACACATTCGCATTTGCCTATATATATCAACGTTTTTTGCGCAACAAACTATCCCTTTTAATCAAGGTGTCCGGAGTTCGAATCTCCGATGGATCACCAAAGAGGAAGTCTTGAAGTCGTTGTGTATCAACGGTTTCAAGGCTTTTTTCATTTCTATTTCAATGCTCCCGATTCAGTCTCGCATCTATTGTAAACCTACAGTCGCTTTGTTGCATTTTCAAATTTTGGCTTGACACTTGAATCGAAATCGCGTATACTGTGTATATAGCCATCGGTGAGAAACAGGACACTGGGCAATTGTAGCCCAGCCTTCTGGAGTAAGCCGGTGGCTTTTTTGCATTCATACAGTATATTCATGAGCTTGGCGACTGCCTTCTTGCTGTTCTTGACACTGATGTTGTTTACTTCCTCGTCGGTATACTTCTTTTCGGGCTGAAACTGCTCTTTCTGCTCCTCGGCGCCCTGTCCCTCCAAGGTTTCGACATCCTTTTTTTCTTCTGCCATTTTTTTACACTCCTTTTCTCAGTTAAGGTCAACTGTTACCCTGTTTACGATACAGGCAAACGATTTTTGGATATAAAAACAGCGCCTTGCAGTCAAATGCAAGACGCTGTAATTATTAAATTATCTACTACCATCTGGGCGAAAACATAATTTCGTAAGTGGCATACTTTTCAGTTTCCGTAAGTCCTACTCCGTTTTCTATCGCACTTTTCAGATGGTTCTCGTGAACAGCCTTTCTGAATTTTCTTCTGTTTTCCTCGGTATCATTCAACTTTCTCGGAACGCTTTTACTGGTTATCAACCTTTTGAATTCCGAATACGGCATATCAGAAGGATAATTAGATTTTTCACAAGGGTCATCTGCCATAAAGCCAATTGCCAAGGCTTTAATGGTATCTTCCGTAAAAATTTCATGTAATAGCTTCTTTACCGTTACCAT